CCTGTTGCTGTATTTCTTCTACCACCTCCTATAGTTGAAGTACATCCTGATGCTGTATTACTTTTACCACCTCCTATGGTTGTAAAACACCCGGATGCTGTATTTTGTTTTCCTCCACCAATAGCAGCATAATAATTTGATGCTGTATTACCTTGTCCACCGGCAACAGTAGAATAATAACTAGAGGCAGTATTAGCACCACCACCGGCTATAGTTGATAACCCTCCATCTGCATAATTAGATGCTCCACCACCTACCGTAGCTTGGTTATAAGCTCTATTACCTTGACCACCTGCAATTGTTGCGGAATTACTATTACTACCTATTGTGTTAGCACATCCTCCACCAATAGTATTATAGCTAGTTGAACCTGAAATAGCATTACCATTACCTCCACCAATAAATGCGTCAGTACCTAATGCCTTATTATATTCACCTCCTGCAATGGAAGCTCCAGCTCCGGAAGCGGTTTGAAATGTACCTATTATTAATTTACTGCTTCCAGAAATGATCCCTGTTACTCTTAATGTAGAACCATCAAAAGTCATGTTAGCTTCACCATCAACACTAGAACCGCCAGTTGCAGTTAATACGTAATTATCAACGTTATTATTTACAGCCAATGTAGCACCAGTAGCTCCGGTTACACCCGTTGCACCTTGTATACCAGTGGCTCCTGTAACTCCAGTAGCACCTTGGATTCCAGTAGCTCCAGTAACTCCAGTTGCACCAGTTATACCAGTTGCTCCAGTTACTCCAGTAGCACCCTGCGGGCCTTGAGATCCCGTAGCACCAGTTACACCTGTTGCTCCTTGTGGTCCTTGTGAACCAGTAGCACCAGTAACTCCAGTTGCACCCTGTGGTCCTTGTGAACCTGTTGCTCCGGTTACACCCGTAGCACCTTGAATTCCAGTAGCTCCTGTAATACCTGTTGCTCCTTGTATACCCGTTGCTCCGGTAATACCGGTTGCACCAGTTACACCAGTAGCACCGGTAACTCCAGTAGCTCCAGTTAAACTTAATGAAGAATTATATCCTAATTGTTTTGAAGTAGTATTAAATACTACAATATTTGTATCAGCTGCACTCGGTAAAGTAATAGCTTTAATTGAACCACTTAATTGAATTGAGCCATTTGAACCTGAAATTACAATAGGTTCTGACCCGTATTTTCCTAAAAGAACACTATTATCAGAAAAGGCTTCCATAACAGGAATACCCGAAATGTCATTTACTGAAAATAAAGATCCTGAAAGAGAGTCAGTTACAGAAAATAACTGACCTTGGGATCCTTGAATGTCTAAAATAGTTGAACCTGATCCTTGGACGATCAGGCCTTTTTTAACTTTAAATTCGTTTGCCATAATTTATCTACCTTTCATTTTCCAGGTTGTACTATTATAAATATATGCTACATATCAAATATTAAATATGTTTTATTTAGGTTATTGGCAATTTACACAAGGTAAAGGATCTTGGGTTAAAATATAAATTTCATTCCCTTTTTCTTCTAATGTATATTCTCCAATATTTGGAAAAATATAATCAATAATGATTTTTGCTTCATCTAAATTAGATGCTTGTTGTCTATTGAAAACACACATATAATTTTCACCAAATGATTGATGTTTTACAAATGCTAGTTCTGTTATCATCTTGCCCAAATAATTAATTTTTGTGCTCTATCTACTGGACATGCACAGCAGTGATTATAAGCTGGGGTTCCTTCACATCCTGCAAACCAGGAAACAACACACGATTGTTCGTAATAATTAGACCATCCACCTACAGCACCTGAACAACCTCCGCCAGCTGAAGTAATCCAGTCACTATAAGTTGTTTCAAGGCCTCTTTTTCGTTTAAATCTTGCTCCACCACTACTTGAGTTACTAGACCATAGATTTGGATTTTCAAATTGATTGTACATTGTACTATCATTGGTTAAAGAACCATCTGCCCAAACAGTACCATATGCTTCTGATGTATGAAACCATTGGGTTCGGGTTTCTTTTTGTCCATTGTTTAATATCCTTCTAATATTGTCATCACTTAATTTTCTCATTGAGGTATCATTAGGATTGGGTAAAGAACTACCAACAGCATTAGTAACATATGGTGATGTATCTCTAGGAAATGCAGTAAAAACTAAAAACCAAGCTCCAGTAGGATCACTTGTAACATCAGCCCATACTAATACACCATTGTTAGAAGATTTTGAATCTCTTAAATAAACTAATCCATCTTGTCTAAGATTTTGCTTAGCACTTATATAATCATAAACAAATATTCCCCCATGTGTTGCCATATTATATCATTGGGTTAGGATCAGTCCATTCTGGTGTAACTAGAATAACTAAAATTTCTTCATACGTGTAAGGACCTTCAGATGTTGTTAAATCAATAACACATTGAGGCATTGCACCGTCCCATTTTACAAATGTTTTTGTACCATCTAGTGAACGTCGTACTGTTTCTGCCGATGTCTCTAGAACTTGGGTAAAGTTAATTTGATCAAGTTCAGATACATTAAATATCATGAATTCTCTGTTGTCGTATTCTTGTAATTGTGTTTCCATATGTTATAGGCCAAATCTTGATTTTTGTGAGTTATAATTTTGGAATATTTCATTTGCTGTTAATACTCTATTGTAAAGATATATTGCACTTAAATTCATATTAACAAAATATGAGTTTCCACCTCTGCACCCAATATAAAAATGATCATTTGCATAGTTGTTAGTATTATTCCCAGCAGTACTTGGATGGGGATTAACAATCGCTGTTCTATTAGTTCCTTGTAAATAAAATAAATTTTCTACTGATGATTGGTCTCTATCAAAAATACATGTTGAAAATTTCCAAGTTAAGTCATTAAAAAGTGACTTATCCCATACACCTATGTTATATCCACCATTTCCTCTATTACCTACAAAAATTTGATTATCCTGAGATAGTGAGGTATCATTATATGATTGAAGGAATCCATTATTACTACTGTTAAAATCTGCAGTATGTTCATAAAGGAGTTTTATGTTTCCAGAATATGTATTAGGTTTAAATACAAATGATACAGTAACTTTATTTGTTGAAGATAAATTAAAAGTATTTGTTGTTCTAGCATAGTCATCAATCCCATCAAAACTAAGCCAACCCTGTGAATTATATGTTGGAGAATTATATAATGTTACATGATTATTATTGCCACTTAAATCAAACCATGTAGTACCTGATCCAGGATATGATTTTGGATTTGCAGCATCAAGCGCTAAAACTAAACCATCAGTTACTATATTTGGTCCTGTAAACATATTAGAGTCCGAATCTTGATTTTTGTGCTAAGTAATTTTGTTGTATTTCTTGGTCAGTTAGTGCTCGATTGTATAATCTAAAAAGATATAAATACCCAGCCCAACTTCCACTTTCATAATCACCTCCAATAACAGCAGCTGGGGAGCCAAAAGTCATAGTAGCTGTTGAATTACCCCCTGAGTTGACTTTTTCAACAATATTTTCAAATACTTGTCTATATGGTGTAATTGAAGTCCTAGTTCTATAAGTCATATAAGTTATTTTATTTACTAAATCAGTAGGATAATTTACTCTTTGATTGGCATCACAACATCCCCCAACATCATAATATACATAATTATTACTCCATGGAGCATGAGACATTATTTGTCTTCCACCCCCACTATCTCTCCAATTAAATATAGTAGTTGCTTGGAGAATTGTAGGTTTCATTACTATTTCAATTGTATGTTCTTGCCCTAAATTAAAAGTATTTGAAGCAGGACCTACTAAAACATCCCCAGTACCATCAAAAGTAAAATATCCAGCTGAGTTCCAGCCTACTCCATTAGTTAATGTAAAATTTCTTCCACCTCCACTTAAATCATAACAAGTAGTTCCGGATCCAGGGTAAGATTTTGGATTTGCAGCATCAAGTGCTAAAACTAAACCATTAGTTACTATATTTGGTCCTCTATAAAATCCCATATTATAGTGCTCTTACTAAAGTTTTTACTGACCAGTTATCTGTAGTTGCTGTAGCAAGTAATCTCATATTACCTCCTGAAATATCAACTGATAGGGTTAAAGCGGAAGTTGTTCCTAAATCATTTGTTGATGTTTCTGTAAATTCTACATTAGTTCCATCATTACATGCATATACAGTACCTGATCTAACATTAGTTCCATTTTTAACTACAAAATCAAAAAATGCTGCTGTATAAGTAGATACTGCTACTGTTGCAACAACTTCTGTTCCTGTGTCTACATCTGTATTTTCTTGATTGTCTAATAAGACATTATCTATTGTAATAGTACCAGTTATATCTAAATTACTTCCATCAAATGTTAAATTAGCTTCACCATCAACACTAGAACCGCCAGTTGCAGTTAATACGTAATTGTTAACGTTATTATTTACAGCCAATGTGGCACCCGTTGCACCAGTAACACCTGTAGCACCTGTTACACCAGTTGCACCTGTAACTCCGGTAGCACCTGTTACTCCTGTTGCTCCTTGTGGTCCAGTAGCTCCGGTTATACCCGTTGCTCCTTGTATACCTTGTGGTCCAGTAGCTCCGGTTATACCCGTTGCTCCTTGTATACCTTGTGGTCCAGTAGCTCCTGTTACTCCAGTAGCACCTTGTATACCTTGTGGACCCGTTGCGCCTGTTACTCCTGTTGCACCTGTTATACCAGTAGCACCAGTTACTCCAGTTGCACCTGTTATCCCAGTAGCTCCTTGCGGACCTTGTGGTCCTGTTGCTCCAGTAACGCCCGTTGCACCAGTAACTCCAGTAGCACCTGTTATACCAGTAGCACCTGTTACTCCAGTTGCGCCCTGTGGACCTTGAGGACCTGTTGCTCCTGTTACTCCTGTTGCACCTTGTGGTCCAGTAGGTCCAGTAGCACCTGTAACTCCGGTAGCACCTTTCGGTCCAGTTGGACCTGTTGCACCTGTTACTCCAGTAGCTCCTTGTGGTCCAGTTGGACCAGTTGCTCCAGTAATACCTGTTGCGCCTTGTATTCCTTGTGGGCCCGTTGCTCCTGTTACACCAGTTGCACCCTGTATACCTTGTAGGCCAGTAGCTCCAGTAATTCCTGTTGCTCCTTGTATCCCTTGTGAGCCAGTGGCACCTGTTACTCCAGTTGCTCCTTGTATTCCTTGGGGACCTGTTGCACCTGTCACACCAGTAGCACCTTGCGGGCCTGTAGGTCCAGTTGCACCAGTAACTCCGGTTGCACCAGTTACACCAGTTGCTCCTTGTAAATTTAAAGTTGTATTATATGATAAATTACCTGAAGTATCAGATACTATTATTCGAGTTTGGGATGTGCTAGATAAACTAGTTAATTGGGCTGTAGATCCAGTTAATGAAGTAGCAGTTAAACTACCTGTTAAACCATATGAACCTGTAAGTTGTTTTGAATTTATCCATACTGATCCGGATTTTACTAGTAAATCTCCATATGAGGATGTAGTTGTAAAATCTCGCACATCATGTAATTCACCCAATTCATACCCGTTATCTACGCGAACATAGATTGAACCATTAATTGCTTGTTCTCGTATAATTTGACCTAATCTTACTCCATGGAGGGGAGCTAACGGAGCTGAGCCTGTAATTGAACCAGCAGCACCTAAATATATTAGTTGTCCTGAGATGAATGCACTAGTGTCAATGCCTGTTAAAACACCTTCTGTAATTACAAATCCTGTTGAACCGTTTGTAATTGCTTCAGCAGCAATACCTAATGTGTTAGCTGAGTTATTATCATTTTCATATGATGCTGTAATAACTCGAGGAGTATCGCTTGAAGTTCCTGATGCGGTAATATGAACTACTATACCTTTAGCAATAGTATTACCTGATTGGTTTAGTACTAAAATTTGATTTGCAGTTGCTGCTGTTGAGAGTGAAGCAGTTGTTGCATATGATGCAGAAATAATACTGTTTGAACCAAATGGTCCATACACATTAGATCCTGTTACAAACGATGCAGTAGAAGCAGTTCCTAAAAGTGAACCAGTAATACCATTAATTACATTTAAAGAATTCAGGACAGCATTAGAGCCTGATACTATGACTTTTTTCCAGTTTGGCATTTATATGTTTATTACGGTTGGTTGCACAGAATATGCTGTGTCCACTTCCCTTTTGGGCCTATAATACGGTAATAAATATATTATTGTTTTTTCCTGGTTGAAGTTTTTGAGTCTTCATGTTGGATCATTTGTTGGAGACCCAATATTTTTGCTTCTTCTTCAGCTTTAATCATTTGGGTAATTTCATCTAACTCATGTTCAAGTTTAATTTGAATAGATGCACAAAATTTAGCATCACGTCCTTGAAGAGGAACAGTTTCAAGTGCTTGTCGGATAAAGTTTAATTCCGCGTGGGAAAAATCTACAGAAAATAAATTCATATTTTATTATTTAGTCAGTTCTATATATTGTTCTTGCAATTTAATGACTAAATTATATAAAGATTCTAAATCTTCTCCAAGGAAAGTTGTACGTTTAATCATAGAAAGTAAAACTTCTATTTCTTGTTTAGAAAGTTGATTTGGAGATACCTCGACTTGTTGAGGTTTTGGGGTGATTCTGTCTAGAATACTCATAACAATTAGTTTTAAAAAATAGGGGTAGACCTTAGTCTACCCCATTTAATTATGTTTTTATTAAGAATAGATAAATATGTCTCCTGTTGATGTATTAACATGAATATTACCAAATCCATTACTTGCACCACCATATATTGGAGCTGCTGAAGGTGCTGCTGTAGAAACTTCTGTAGTTGTTACATAAGCAGCTGCTGTATATGAAGGAGAAGAGGCGTTGAACGATGATGTGAAACCCCAACGGTTAATTGAGTTTTCATATGCGAACAATTCACCTACATTTTGAGTAGTTTGTTGAACAACAATACCACCATCACCAGCTGTTGTTGAACCTGAAGCAAACAATACGAATCTATCTGCTACTTCTAAGTTAGTTGTTTGTTGGAATGAAGCTGTACCTTGTACTACTAAATTACCAGTTAATACTTGGTTACCTGTTACTGTTAATGTGGTACCATCAAACTGTAAATTAGATTCACCGTTAATTGAACCACCACCTGTTGCTGTTAATACGTAATTGTTAGTATTATTAGTAACATTGTTAGCAATACTTGAAACAGTAGCTGCTAATGAAGCACTTACTGCATTTAAAACATATGATGCTGTAGTAGCAGTAGTAGCAGATGTAGCAGTAGTAGCAAATGAAGCACTTACAGCATTACTAGCCCAACTTGCAGTACCATTAACATTACCAAGTAATGAACCTGTAAAGTTAGTTGATGAAATTGAAGTAATACCTGTAATAGTAGTAGCTAATGTTAAACTATCAGTACCTTCAACCGCTAAATTAGTACCAGCTAAATCAGTTAATAAGTTACCATAAGTAATATACTTATTAGCACCATCATTGATAAAGAATTGATCAGTACTAGTTAAATCAGTTTTAGCAGTGGTTGGGAATATAGGAGTTGCGGTAACACCTGTTAAGCCAGCACCATTACCAAAGAATGAACCACTAAATGATCCTGAAAGGCTTGAGTTAGCTCCTGATAATTGTAATGATGTAGTACCTGTAATTGCTGTACCATTATCAGTTAATGAGGAGTTTGCAAATGCTGTACCTGTCCATTTTGTAAGAGCATTAGTACTTAAAGCAGATGCACCACTTACTGCTACTGTTGCGGTAGCACCACCATCATAAGTAAATGCTGTAATACCAGTACCTTGGGTTAAATCAGGTAAATTAGTAGTACCAACAAAAGTACCTGTAAATGAACCACTAAATGAACCAGAGTGAGATAATCCTGATGCAGCAGTAGTTGCTACAATGTTTCCGGTACCATTAACTGCTGTTGTAGATAAGTTACCTGTACCACCACCAATTACTACCTGACCGGAGGTTAAATTGTCTACTTGTAAAGCTGCTAAATTAGCTGTACTACCCGAGACAATGACTTTTTTCCAAGTTGCCATATTATTTTTTTATTTAGTTGTTTTATTATACATATATTACCTCTAATCAAGGCCAATAAAAAATGATGAAGATGTGAAATAAATTCCACCGTTTGGAGCAGGACCTACAAGCTCCTGAGATTGGGTAGAAAAGATTACTATCCCACTTTGAGATACTGCTAAAATAGTAGTATTATTTGCATTTTTAATGAGAAAAATATCATTAGAATCACTCTTTACGAATAAAGAACCAGTTATAGATGCTGAGCCTGTAACATCTAAAGATCCGGTTATGATAGGGGAAAATAATCTCATTAATTTATTTTGTTATAAATATTATAGTTTTGTAATTATGATATAACCATTACCTTGATTTATGTTATTTGATCCAGTAACAAAAGATCCGGTATAAAAAGTACCACCTCCACCACCGTATGAGCTATTAGAAGCACCTGAGTTACCTCCACCACCTCCTCCTGAGTAGCCACCTCCACCTCCAGCCCATGCTATTATATTAGGATCACCAGATGCGTCACCATCAACAGCAGAACCACCACCACCAAATCCACCTTCAACACTATTTATGTTTGAAGTTGAACCTGTAGTACCTCCTAGCCAGTTTCCATCTCTAGATAAACCTTGTCCTCCGTTTGCTGCTGAACCTGAAGAGAATACTCCAGCTCCTGGGGCACCGTAAAGAATTCCTCTGCTACTTCTATTTCCACCATTTCCACCAACACCTCCAGATGCAGAAAGATTACTTCCTATATTGACTGTAGATCCTGATGTAGTATTAAATTTACCACTTGCTGTTGCTTGATTGGAAAATAAATTAGCAGTAGCACCTGCTGCTCCTCCTCCACCACCAACAGCTAAATAATATGTTACAGAAGCACTATCATAAACAAATGTACCACCACCACCTGCACCTCCATTAAATGTTGCAGCTCCAGATCCTGTAAATCTATTTCCACCTCTTTGTCCTACTACAAGTAATATTTTTTGACTTTGACTTAAAGCAATATCAGTAGTTACAGATGCTCCAAAACCACCACTAAAATTTAATGTAGGGCTATTCCCTCCAGCAGCACCTGCTGCTGTAATTCGGTATGTTGCAGTTTGAGGAACAGTCCATTCTTGAATACCTCTAATAGAAGCAGTAAAGAAACTTGAAGTTAATACCCAAGAAGCAGTAGTAGCATAAGATGCTGTTAATTGTTGATAAGTAGGACCTTGGCGCCCTGTAGCTCCAGCATTAGTAAATGTAAATGTTGTGAAGTCATATAATGACCCTGTAGATGGGGGGGTTAGGGTTGTTGGAGTTGAATATTGAAAAAAACCAAATGGAAGAAACATATCATATTAAATTTTTAACACTTGCTAAATATAAGTCTGTTGAATCATATGATATAAACGTCAATATGTCTTTTGCAGATACTGCAGAAGCAGTATAAAAAGAACCAGATGGTTGTTTTACGTTTGATGGAAAAGTTACATTTGAAGTTCCATCCGTTGTAACTAATATTGTACTAGTAGAACCCGGTAAAATATTACTTGCACTGATATGTGTAGTAGCACCTGAGGTAAGTGTAATTGTAAAGAAACTAGCTCTACGCAAATCTACAGATGCAGTATTTGAAGATATTGTTAAAGCAGCTACATTTCCTTGAGTAGATCCAGTTACAACTAATGATCCTGTTACTACAAGTGATCCAGTAATTTGAACGGTACTTCCAGAAGCAAATATTAAGTTAGATCTATTTAAATCACTAATACCATTACCAAGAATAAAAGCTCCTGCTGATGAATTTACAAGGTTATAAACTCCTTGAACATGCTGGAATGAACCTGAAGATATAGTAGCAAGTCCTTCAGCGTGAGAAGCTTGACCTAAAGCATATGTTTGGTAACCTTCGGTATGTGAATGTTGACCTAAAGCTACTGTTTGATAACCTTCAGCATGTGAATACGAACCTGAGGATATAGATTGTTGACCTTCGGCGTGTGAAAATGTTCCTCTAGCTATAGTAAACCATCCTTCAGCATGGGAATGACTTCCTGATGCTATAGTAGCAAATCCTTCAGCATGAGACGCATATCCTATAGATTCATTACTATTTCCTTCAGCATGAGAAAAATCACCAGAAGAAATAGTATTAACTCCTTCGGCATGAGACGATCCTCCTTGAGAAAGGGTTTGTTGACCTTCTGCATGTGAATTTTCACCTATAGAAATTGTACTTGTCCCTTCAGCATGTGAGTAACTACCTGAAGCTATAGTAGTTAATCCTTCAGCATGGGATGAATTACCTTTAGCAGCAGTTTGAAACCCTTCAGTATGTGACCAAAGACCAGAGGCTGAAGTGAAGTAGCCTTCAGCATGGGAACCTGCTCCTTGTGCTGTAGTGTTTTGACCTTCAGCATGAGAGTTAGTTCCTAGTGCTAGTGTTTGAGCACCCTCAGCATGTGAAAAAGCACCTAATGTTGTATTAGTATTTCCCTCAGCATGGGAAGCATATCCTGAAGCAAGGGATTGGTATCCTTCAGCATGAGAATAATCAATTGAAGCTGTTGTATTATACCCATGTTGAAAACTTGCAATAGTATGATTGTATTTAAAATCAGGTGATGCTCCTAATGCACTTGCACTATTAAATAATATTTGAGTGTCGCTACCAGGAACAGTAACAGATCCACCACCTGAACCAAAGCCAGAAGCAGCAGCTGATGCTGAAATAAATGTTGGGTTAACATAGGAAGCGGTTTGGGATAAAATTACATATGAAGCTGTTGAGGCATATGAAGCGCTTATAGCGTTTACAGCATTTGTAATACTTCCACTAAAATAAGATGCTGTTAAAGCAAATGAAGCACTAGTAGAACTAAATGCATATGAAGAAGATATAGATCCATTATTTTGTAAAGCACCTCCTACAGATACAACTGCGGTTCCACTTTCTAAAGTAGGGAATGTTATAGTAACAGTAGTATCATTTGTTAGATCTATATTTTGAGGAATCATTTCATCAAAATTAGTATCATATACTTGTACAAGAACGTAACGAGTATCTAAATTATGAATTACTACCCAAGTAGATTGATTTGTAAATGATTGTGTATAATTACTACTATATAAAGTACTAATAAATGATGCTGTTGCAGCATATGAACTTGATAGAGCATTTAATGCTAATGAAGAAGAAATAGCATATGAAGCGGTTTCAGCATATGATGATGAAGTTTCATAATTAATTTCATATGAAGCAGATACAGCATATGAAGCAGTTAATGCATACGAAGCACTAGCAACATTATTTATGGTTACAGGAAATGTTGATCCGTCTCCTTTAGTAAAGGTAATAACAGCATTGGTAGAGGAAGCAGTTATAAGTAAACTTCCTGTATCTATGTTACCAGCACCAGCATTTAAAGCATAGGAAGCAGTTATAGCATAGGAGGAAGTACCAAATAACGAACCCGTTATATTATATGATCCTGATCGTAACTGTTCCGGTTTAATTAATGACATCTTATTTTCCTTGTGCTACGTATTTTTTAACGTAATTTTTACTATTTTTACTTTTACTTGTTTTAGACTTTGCATGAATGCCTGGTCTTTTTTTTCTTGATTTTTTAATAAATGAAACTGCTGCTTGTGCTTTTGCTTTTGCCATTTTAAACTATTTTACGTTAACTATTAAATTTACCAATTGCTACAACTTCGTCTTGAGGGTCAAAACTATATCCTAGTTCATTCGGATCAATTACTAAAGTTGTTAAATTATTTGCACCATTTACGGTAAAGGAAACTATTGCTGCATTTTCAATCAATGCACCATTACAAAATATAGAAAAGTTATTTAATGAGGTTGCAGGTAAACCTGAAGGGGCTGATAACCAACCACTAGCAAATGTTACTGTAATTGGATCTACATAAGTTCCTAATTTTTGTATGTTGGTATTTATGTAAGTAAGCACGGCAGGGTTTATATAATTTATTACAAGTTGTTGGTCATCAATAAATATAGGAGAAAGCTTTTTAATTGGTTTTGGAATTTCTGATAGGCTATTAACTGTTTCTAATCCAATAACTACTTGAGCTTTACTATTATATTTTTTTATTGCTGTTACGTCTTTTTGAATTGTATCTGGGACAATATAACCAAATAGTTTGATAGTAAAAGTGCCTTTTATAATGCGATTTGAATTATCAGACATTTCAATCGCGGTACTATATGAATCAATAGAGGCTTTAAATTTAAAGCGCTCAGGATCACCCCAATATGAATCAGATGCGTAATTAATTGCTTCAATTATTTTATTCATCTGCTCAACATAATACGTTTGAATAGCACACGTATACGTTAAATTAACGTAGTCAGGTACTACATTAACAACAAATTGCTTTACAGGAATTCGATTTGTTAATACGTTAAAATTCGAATAATCATTTTTTGGGTTGTATGTTTTAGCCCAAGCAGTATATAAATTTGGATGATTTGCATCTAATTTGTTTGTAAGAGAACGATTTTTTTCTAATGTATCTCTTTTAAACATAATTAGTGGGGCCATTATAGCACCATTTTTATCTTTATAATATCCATCTTTTTGTACTGATTTCCATTTTTCAGGTGAACCATATATTACAGGTACTTCAATTCTAGTACCATTTTGATATACAAATGGACGTATTACATTTTGAAAGTAATACATTATTGCCTCATCAATATCCTGTAATCCTACAACAAATTGTTTGTAAGTATCATCTTTTACAGACATTTGTTCAGAACGATTAAATGGTATTCCGCTTTGATCGTTTGCTGTAAATTGATTAAATTGAGAAGGTATGTTAGGATTACCTAAAGACTCTCCCGATTCAGGGAACACATATGGTTCTATCTGACTATTTTGGATCTCTAATTGAGATTTTGGGTTGGGTTTTCTTGCTGAGGGCATATTTTATAGTCTTTCTCTTGTAATCTGTACTTTATCTGCAGGAACATAATGTGCGGTACAAATAATTGAATAGTTTGAACCATAATTATCTAATCCTGGATTTATTGGATTTTGTTCATATGGGTATGCTGGGTCTTTTCCAACAAATAATTGGTTATCGTTTACATTATCAACTTCCCAATATGATTCATTCCACATTATTATATCTCCTACTTCAGGTAATATATCTGCTCCGTAAGGTGTACCATCATAATTAGCTATATCAGGACCACCACCAGAGTTAACAGGATTTTTACCACGTAAATCATCACGTAAAAATCTAAATGTCATAGGACGATCAAAGCTTACACCAAAATCATCTACTGGGGAAGCATTGTCACCTCTTTCAATTAAAACATTAAGTAAAACAGGACCATTGTAATATTTAGCACCTGCTGCTTCACCATAGATATTTACTTTGGTTTGTTCTGAAATTAATTGGTAATAGGCACATTGTTGGGAAATAATATCCCACATTAGCTCACGGCTAAGGCCTCTAAATAGGGAAACATCACGTTGTGTACCAAATAATGCCATATTATCCTATAAAAATTGTCATTGGAACATCTCCAAGTATATTTCTTTGACTTTCTGCTTCAGCTGCTTTGTTTTCAAGTAAAGTTTTACGCGAAGTTGTATCAAAATATGCTCGTAAACGTTCAATTAGTGATGTTCTTTCACTGGTTGCGGCTGCAATTAAATCTCCTTGATTTAATGTAATTTCAGATCCTGGAATTGGGACTGTAGTATATTTTCCACGGACATATCCTAGCATTTCTTTTGTTAAAGCTAAAGCATATTCAAATATCCATGAACGACCAATTGAATTTATTTGAGAATAAACCGGGTTTTCATAAGGTACATTAGAAGCATTAGTAATTAAACTTTGCCCCTGGCTATCTAGGTAAGGTTGATTTCTATCAGACTCTAGAATATATTGAAACCATAAATCATGATAATGTACTATAGGAATTGGGAAGATTTTTAATTGGTTGTTTACCAATTCAAAGGTATATTGTGATTTACGAATTTGATCATTAAACTCAATTGCTTGAATTTTCTGTAAGTCATAGTTGATTGGCATTAACATAAAGTTAATAGCAGGTGAATATGAACCCCAACCAAAACTATCAAGCATTTGCATCATACCTGTACCTGTACCAGCATATGGATCAAAATATCGCATAATTGCAGGTGGTGCTTCATAATAGATGCGTTTAATTTCAATGCGGCCTTGAATTCCATTATCAACAGCCCATTTATTCATATCATATTCTTGTTGACCAGCTGTTAATCTGATTGAGCCTGATCTGTATGTTACAGTACCTCCAACACCTGCTTCTTCTCCATATTGTTGAGATAAGCGAACAATAGAGGCCATGTTTTCTTGAACAACTTGATTATTTCCAGGTTGGATAGTTGTAGGAGCACCTTGAAAAGATAATAAATTTTCTGCTACTTGATAAGCATATAATTCATTTCCATAAGTTGTTACAGCATCTTCAAGTGCCGTATAAAAGTTTATATCTTGTAATTCAACTTCAACTAAAGGATACCCCAAACGCTGTGCAGCAAATTTTGAAAATTTATCAGCATCGGATTGGAATTGAGGATCAGCATCATAAAACCCAAATGGAGTATCTCCGGGTTGGAATGAACTAGATCCAGGCCATATTGGAATATTCATAATATTTTAATTAAGTTGTTGCTATAAAATATTCAATTTTAGCATCAGATCCTGATGGAATAATTGAAACACTTGATATATTTTCTAGAATAAGAGCATTGTCTATACTTCCTGTAAATTGGCTAGTAGATATATAAAATGAACTACCTGTAGCTACCATAAAGCTTGCTTTAGATAAAGAAGCAGATACCATTAATTTTATAGGAACTAATGAATCGTTTGTAATTCTAGCGTATTGAAGACTACTTGTAGTAAAAGTACCAGCCCCAGGGTTTTCACTTAAATTAAATATTGAAGTTTGAGATCCAGAAGGACAATTCATTACTCTAGTATCAACATAGTTGATATTTGGAAGAGTTGAAAACACATTTGTTTTTTGTGTTGGGGAATTTGGTAAAGTAATTTCTTCTGTTATAGTTACATATAGATTAGCCATCTCTAGTTTTTGTTATAAATATGGCTATCCTCTAAATGATTTGTATACCTCTAAAATATCGTCTACTATTGGATGTCTGTGATTTTTTTCTAATGTAACTACTTCAAATCCAGGCACTTCTTTCATATGCTTACATACAACGTCAAAACCTGATGTTTTTTTATCTTTTAAATCAATTTGAGCACCATCACCACAAAAGATCATTTTACTACCTGAGCAAATACGGGTTAAAAGGAGTTCTGTTTGGTTGTCTGTTAAGTTTTGTGCTTCATCTACTACAACTAAACAATCAGTAAAGTTTCTACCTCGCATAAATGATACAGGTACGATTTCAATTTCACCATCTGCTATACATTTTTCGATTTTATCTTTATTGTATAAACGGTGCATATTTTCATACACTGGGGCAGTAAAGGGAGCAAGTTTTTCGTTAACATCTCCTGGTAAGAAACCAATGTCTTGTCCTGCTACTACAGTTGGTCGTGTAATAATAATTTTTTCAATTTCACGACTAAACAATAAATCAAGTGCTACGTTAGCTGCTAATAAAGATTTACCAGAACCGGCTTTACCACGTAATATGGTTACTGTATTGGTTAAGATTTTAGATTTAGCGGATTTTTGTTCTTCATTCAATTGAATATTGAATTTAATAGGACCTTTTGGTTTTCTTTTTGCTTTAAATACTTCCTGCGCTTCAGGAGTTCTGTTAAAATCTGTCATATAACTATATTTGCTAATAAATATTGAGAGAAAATAAAAAAGCCTGGCTTTCGCCAGGCTCTTCGTGTTTCTATTTACTTAAATCTTAAAGAAGACCTAAGTTAGAGATAAAGATACGACCAAAGAATTCAGGACGGATCATTTTCTTAGCGTAACGAGTCAAGAGACCTTTACGTGGAGTAAATGTTTCTGGATCGTACACAAGAGGCGTCATGATTAATGGTACATATGGAGCAAATACAGCACCAGTTTCAAGGAACTGTGAACCACGGTATCCCATCAACATCAAACCTTCAGTCATGTAAGGGTTTTTGTAAACGGTATAACGGTTGTTCAAGTTACCTGCTTTTTGGATACCAAATGCATAGCTTGCTTTAGTTACATCACCATCAGAAGTTGAAGCAAAGTTACGATGAAGTTTGCACCACCACGTAAAGTCTTTTGGTGAATTTTGTTAGAAACTTTCTGCATTTTAGTACCTAAAGTTTGGAACCACTGACCTTGTGTGTTGTAGAAACCTAAATCATCGTATCCTGTTTTAGCAGCATTTAATGCTTGGTTGTTTTGTACATTCCAGTACTCATCCCATGCAGATGCATCTTGGATCAACATATCCAATACTTCAAGATCGATTTCTAATGCGATATACTCGCTCATGATTGAAGTTAATTCAGCTTCAGCATCCAAAGATTGGTATGCGTTCAAATCTTGAGCGAATTCTGGTGTCCATTGTGCTTTTAACTTACGAGTTTTAGCAACAATAGCCTCAGATTTCATTTGGATATTGATTTGCGGAATTGCTAATTGATCAGCAGATGTAGAATCAGCGTTAGGATAACCACCAGCTTGAGGAGATGATGTATTTAATCTATCTTCAAAATCACCACGGTTGTTATCAACTGGTTGGATGTTGTAGTATAAACGGTTAGTACCACCAAATGGAACATTAGCTGCACCTACAGCACCGTTAAAGATAAATGATGCAGTATTGTTAGCAACTGTAGTAAATTGTGGTAACAACAACGCGTTAGTAGCAGCAGTTAATGCTGAACCTGAAGCGATAACGAATGCACGAACACCTTTAGAATCGTAGTTAAGTACAGTTGTTAATGGAACATCAACACGTGTATATGACTGAGAAGTTAATAAGTATTCAGCACCATATTGTAAATCATCCCAAGAAGCTGTAGCAACAGTTACGTTAGTAATAGATGCAGAGAATTGGTTGATTGAGTAAGCAAAACGACCTGCACCGTAAAGACCTTGTGAAGGATCATTTGCAGCACCTGGGTTTGTGTTACCATACATAGATGAAGTAGCACCATAAGTGTCACCACCAGGACCAAAGTTTCCAAGAGGAGCAACTTTACCGCTAGGATCACCATATTGGAAATCTAAGAAGAATACAAGACCAGAAGGTAAATTCATTGGTTGTACAGAAACGAATTCTTTAGTTGACAAAGAACCGAATACTTTACGTACCAATGGAAGAGCTACACCAGCCCACTGCTCACCTTGACCTACTTGGAAGGTACCACCATTAATGTTGGTAGAAGATTGCTCAACAACAAGTTGTTTTGCTTGGTTTTCGAGGATCAAAGCCATGTTGTTTTTCTCAACTTCGCTGTTCAATCCTTCTAAGAGACCCGTTTTGCCCCATTTTGCGGCCATACGAGCTGCGTCGCTTTGCATGTTTTTCCAACTGCCAGCTGCGCTTTCTAAAAGAGAATTAATGTTTGACATTTTCTGTTTTTGTTTTTGTTTAAAAATTAAATAATTCCAGCCAATTTTTGCATACGTAAGAATGCATCGTTTAAAGTTTCAAACACCATCTTAACTTCACCTACAGTTGTTGCTTTGTCAAAAGAACTTAACACTTTCACTTTTTGGTTTTCGTTTAAGTTTTTAGCTTTGAAGATTTTATTTGTATAAAGCAATTTAGCATTTAACAAATTGATTTCATTCAATTCAGCTTTCAAAGATTCGATTGCAGAGTAAGCTTCTTCAAGTTCTTCTTTAAGCTTTTTCTTATAATCTGTTTCTTTTTCATCTTCAGCGGTGTCTTTTTTCTTAGGACCTTTACCGTGACCTTCTTTTTCTTTTTTCATGTCGTCACGTTTTTCGTCGCCTTTATTTCCACCATACTTTTTAGCCTCTTCTAAAGAATCAATTTCTTCCATTTCTTCGATTTCGCGAAGTAATTCTTCTAAATTAATTTCTTCTTCATCTTCAACTCCTACTTCTTCGGCTTCCTCTTCTTCACCACCTTCGTGGCCAGCTTCGAGTTCGCCTGCTTCGATCATGTCCTTAATAACATCTTCAATCATTGATTTAAGATCCTCATCGGTCATGTCTTCGAGGTCAAGTGGTTCACCTTCGTCTTCACCTTCTTCTGATTCTTCTTCAGATGCTTCAACATCTTCTTCTTCCTCTTCTTCGGCTTCGTTTAAGGCTTCTTCCACATCTTCCTCTTCTTCTAGTTCTAGCTCGCGTAAAAGCTCTTCCAAATCAAGTTCATTTATGTCATCTGCGTCGTTATCTTCAGTTTCGTCAAGAGCTTTTTCGTCCATCGTGCTGAATCCAACATCGCCTTCTGCTCTGCTTTTTCCAAATCCTTCTTCTTCAA